GGAGACTCCTTGTAACCTTCCAAGAAGGTCAAGCTTTGGGGATTTATTTTATATCCTAAAATCACAAATTGTAGGTAACGCCATTTCATTATTTACCTGGTACAAATGGTGTTGCTGGCGGTGGCACAAACTCGCCATACTCGCCAAGACCTGCAGCAAACTTAAACCCAATACCAGCATAACAACCGCGAAACGAACCCGAATATGACGTTTGCAGCCATGTTCCTTCAATGCCCAAAGAGGCAATAAACGCCTGGCCTACTGGCTCACTTTCAGGGAACTCTAAATTGTCGCAATCGTCATTTGATACAACAATTACTTGCCCTACTTCGTTGTTTTGTACGTGTGCAAAATGTGCCATGTCAAACCTTAAACCTTATGTAAGCAATTCCTGAACCACCGTTGGCGTTTGAGTTGTAACCGCCACCGCCACCGCCACCGCTATTTGCTGGTGCTGCTAATGCTGTTCCTGCTGCACCTGCTACACCGCCAAGGCCTGCTGCGCCACCCGTGACGCTTCCGCCAGCACCACCGCCAGCACCTTTACCTAAAGCGCTTCCGCCAATAAATGCGCTGACGTCATAACCATTACCACCTGTACCGCCCGTAGTTCCTGCGCCGTTTCCACCCACACCGCCAGCACCACCGCCGCCGCCAGCGTTTGTTGTCCCTGTAGAGTCGCCGCCTTTGTTGCCTTGCAAAGTATTCACACCCAAATTGACATTGTTCAAAATGCAACCGCTACCTGAACCACTTATTAACAAACCTGCGCCTGTACTGTTGCGCCATTCGCCAGTTCCACCAAGTGCCGAAATGTTTACTGGTTGCGAACCAATACTTGTTATTGAACCGTAACCAACTCCATTTGCCGTGCTGTTTACTGTGCCTGTGCCACCTGCGCCAATAGTGACCGTGGCGTTTGCTGTTAAATAAACTGTCTGTTGCAAAAATCCACCACCACCGCCGCCTGGTACTGCTTGCGCTGCCAAACTTTGCGAACCGCCACCGCCCCCAAAAATGAGGCAGTCAAATAGCCCGCTTCGAGTGACCGTCAGCGTTCCAGATGAAGTAAACGTGAGCAACGTGTAGTTGATTCCGCCGACCGTAATGCTCGACGATGACCCACCTGTTGCGGAGCCGTAACCAACACCACCTAAGTTAAAAAAAGTAAAAGTTGACGCCGACAAACAAAGCAAATAGCCGCCCCCGTATTGCGCCAAAGCAAGTGAACCCGATGTGTTAATTGTTACGCCCGCGCCAGCTGTGATCGTGCAAGTGCCTGCGCCTTTGTTAGCGACCTGAATGACATCGCCGACCGTAAAAATGCTGTTGTTAACCGTGATCGTTGTTGCGCCGGCAGCGTTCATCATTGTGCGCTTGTAAACGTCGTTAGCGTCTAAAACGTAAGACGCTACTTTGTCGGAAATAGGCAGGTTTTGGATGTCGTTAAGTTGCGCGGCCGTCAATACTTGACCGGCAACAAACGGGTACGGCGTAGTCATAGTGCTCCTATCCTAAAACATTTTCTTCGTCAATGGTGCCATACAGCGCGTCGTCCAAGATCAGCTCAAAGACGATCGTGGTCGGCGCGGTTGAGTACAGGACACGGTGGCCTGTAGCAAAGTCCAAATGGTGCTCGATGCCCTCAACTGACAACTCTTGCGCCAATTGGGTTGTACCAGCACCGCTAGGGAACGTCTTTTCAATGCTGATCGTGTCGCCAATATCTACGGTGGCAAGCGTGTCTTTTTGGGCTGTGGTCAGCATTAGATATTTGGTTGCTACTGACGTGTAACGCGCTTCGGGTTCTGGGTTAAGCAGATAGGACGCTGCGGCGTTGATAGATGGTTGTTCGTGTAGCAGGCTGTTTGTAATGCTTGATGTCTGAATAAAATATGTGGCAATAGAACCTGCATCGGTTGCGGTTGCCGTTTTGCCATCAAGAGCTGTAAGCACCGATCTGTTAATTACAGAATCAGCCTCAAAACTGATGCCCACACCATCAAACTTGTATCCCGTGCCATCATCCTTAAACTCGGCGACAGGCGCGCTCAACGTATTACCGATGCGCTCTTGGAATGTGAACACGCCAGCCCTCGACATAAATACACGCCCAAACTCGGCGGTCTCGTTTATTTGGGTTATGTATTGCAGCACGTTTGTTCCTGCCGGCACGGTGTAGGCAGAGTCGTGGCCAAGGTTGACGGTGCCTGTAGCAATGTCACGCGATGCAATCGGGAAATCTACTTCTGGTAGGTCTAGGACGGTTTCTATGCGTTCGCCTGATGTTTCGGTGGTGACGTTTAGTTCATTTAGGTAGGTTTGCGCGAGTAGGTAGAACTGGTCAGCGCAGTACACGGTCACGGTGTCCAATCCGCCAAGCGCAAAATTGTAGTCATAATTGATGACGAAACCAGAAAAGATCGATTCGGGCACATCAGTAGAGCTGTAACGGATGAGTCGTACGGCGCGCAATGGGGCAAGCCCAGGCTTAGATTGCGGAGTGTCGTAAAACGGGCTGTTCTGGTCAAACGGGTTAAATATGCCGTCCACGTCCTGAATGGTGAATGTCATTGTGCCAGCGCTGAACTGATCGCCCACGTCACGGCGACCGCGCCGCACGTTAATGCTGATAGTCGAGTCCATAACATCGGCAAACTCGGTCGTACCGTCCAGCACATACTCGGTGTTGTTCAGTACGCCCTTTACAGCGTCATCAAGTACGAACGCGTCAACCTGAAACCCCGTAGCAATCTGCAGGTCATAGTTGCCTGAATCAACAACTGCTGTGCCGGGCATTACGCCACCTGTAACTGCAACGGCCCAGCGCTACGCGAATAAGCGCGCAAAGCATTAACGACCGATTCACCGATCTCGGCGCTAGTAGCCAAACCGCCTGTCACGTTAATGGTTATTCCGCCACCAGTTTGCATGCGATCTAACGGCACGACCGCTTCTGGGCCTGCTTCACCGATCAGCGCAAGGGTAGGCGATGAAACAATGCCACCTTCAGCCATGCGTGGCAGGTTCATACGACCAGCGACTTGTGTTGCTGTGCCACCAAGTGACGGCAAATTGACGTGCTGAATGGTTTTGATATCTGGCGCAATAGGGATGGCGTTATAAGCGCGAATGATGCCGTTGACCATCATGATGGCACCGTTGACCACGGACTCGAATGCGCCGAGTATGCCGTTGATGATTGCGTTGACGCCTGTGCGGAACCACTCAAACTTGTTGTATGCCACGACCAGCGCGGCAACCAGTAGCGCAACGCCTGCAGCGATCAGAGCAAACGGGTTGAGCGCCATCGCAATGTTTGTTGCCACGATCGCAGCTGCGACTAAACCAATAGCGCCAGCGATAGCCAAGAATGCTTGCGGGTTATCTTGAGCCCATGCAGCAAACTCGTTGAGCACAGGCAGGACGGCTTCAACTACTGGCAACAGCGCCGCGCCGATTGACTCTTTCGTTTCGCCAATGGAATTAGACAAGATTTTCATTTTGCCTGCAGCGGTGTCTGCTGCGGTTGCAGTTGCTCCGCCAAACGTACCGCCAAGCACGTCCATGACTTCGTTTAGGCTTGCGCCTTCCTTAATCATTGTTGCCATCTCTGGCGTCAATGACCGAAGTGCCTTAAAGTTGCCTTGGTATGCCTTGGCCAGCGCGTCCGCGACGGTAGAGCTGTCCATCTGGAGCGCTGTGCTGATGTCCATGACAAGGTTCATATCCTTCATGGCAAGATCAACATCTTTCGTACCGCGTACCAAAGCCTCAAGGCTCTTGCGGTATTCGGTGTCAGCAATGCCAGACGCTCGAGACATTGCGCTGATCTGATCTTCAATCTGTGCAGTCTGCGCGGCTCCCGCGCCAGTCACATTCTGCAAAGTAAGCGCTAAAGCCGCCTGCTCCTGCTGATCTTCCATAGCGGCCTTGGTTGCATCACCAAGCGCCAACGCCAAACCGCCAAGCGCCGCAGCTGCCGGCACCGCCGCTTTTTTAATCGCAAACTGGGCTTTCTCTGATGTTGTTTCCAGTTGCTTAAATTGGGCAATAGCCTTCTTAATCCCTTTGCCGTCAAACTCTGAAATGATCGGGATATTGATTGCCATTACGCGGTCTCTCTGTTCGCTTCTTCCATGACGCGCTTGACCAATTGCTCCATTTCGGACATGACATCACTTTGGCGTTGCTCGTACGCTTTCCACATTACTCGCGAACGACTGCCATAGCGTGCAGTTAACGCACGACCAAGCGAGCCAGCCATAGACGTGTCAAACATCGTGCCAGTCGCGCCTTTCCATTGAATGGCAAACGTGCCAACATTCGTGGTGTTACCGCCATACTCCTTAATTGCTCGCGTATTGATTTTGGCAGCAATCTTTTGTTTCATGCCAGGGATCCACGGCAAAATCTGAAACCCAGACTTGGTTTGCCAATTGCGCGCCATACCAGACAACGGCACGCCAGTAGGCACAAGTTTGTTTGCGTCGTCAATAACGGGCTGGACAATGCGCTTGTAATCTTTGGTAATTTCTCGGCGCAAAGACTTATCAATCTTGTTAAGGGTCTTCAAAGCATCCTTGAGCCCTATAACCTCAACCCTTGCCGATACTTCCGCCACGTCATCTCCGTTTTTTGTTTGCCTCGTTAAGCACTTTAATGACCGTTGCTATGTCTCGAGCGTCAAACACAATGTTGCTAGGCCACCAACCGACCGCAACCAAAATCTCTGCTAGTTGGCGGCGGTAGGTGCCGCGTCCGTAGGGTTTGGGTCAGTCTCGTCCAATACCGGAATAATCTCCAGCTCTGGGTTTTTGCTAATCCATTCACGCCAGTTGTCGCCGACCTGCTCACCCTTAAGTTTCAATATGGTGTGCATCCAACAGCAGTAATCGCTGTACAACGGGTTAGTTGATAGTTGCTGAATGTTGCGACGCTCAAGCCGTTCCCATTCAGTAACCACAAACAAATTGGTGTAGTAATACTCGGGAGCGCCGTCAG